CTTCAAAGGGAAAGCAGAGAGCTGAGCCCATAGAGGCGTACTTGGCAAGGCGAATAACGCCATAACCAGGTACATCAGCCTTCCGGGACCTACAGGCATCGACGGCCCAGAGCAATTCTGGGTAGTCGGCGAGTAGGGCTCGTACATGCTGATTCGAAACACGATCGGATGCCTCACTAAGATCTAGTGTGGCGAGGTCGCCGCTGTGCGAACCTCTTCTGGCCATTTCCCGATTAGGGTCCTGGTCATCAAATCCGAGCACGCGGGAGAGGAAACTATCCTCTTTCACCGCAGACAAGAAACATGCAAGAATCGACTGCTGTGCATATTGCATAGCAGTAGGTTCAATTGCAATAATTCTTGGTGTTTTGAGCGTCTTAGGAACGGTGATAACCCTAACGGGTATCTCCGAACCGGGCTCGAGGATGTTCAAATCCTCTTCCAAATCCTTCTTGTAAGAAAGATTAGGAATAAGGAATGACTCAGCAGGCAAAAGCCGCTGTAGTCTACTGGTCCAGGTTCGCTGATTCCACTTAGCATTAGAGCTAAGCTTGTCAGCGACAGCGCCTGGACCATGCTTCGGGACCAAACGCATAAAGTGGACATCTCTGTCCAATTTAGCAAAAAGGTCGCCAAAAAGCATAGCGCCCATCCTCTTGAAATCCTCCATATAAGAAGGATCCAGGAGGGAGTCGCTAGAACGAACATCCTGCTCACATTGCAAGAAATCCAACATCGCACGTCTCTCACGACGCGGGCTTACAACCCGCGTGGAGCCCCCCGAAAGGGGTTCCTGAGGGAGAGCGATTTTACTAAACATCAGCGTTAGCTGACGGATAGCAAAAATTGCTTCGATGTCAGGTTCATGCAATAGCGTTCCACTACAAGGATCGAACACACGTCCAAGGAAACCTCGTAGAAATACGGGGAGACCAGTAAGACGATCCTTCTTAAAAGAAGGAACGTCCGAAGGGACGACGAAACCTTGGTCAAGCCACTTTTGGGTAGCTTTGCCAAAGTCCGCCAGGGATATCGCAAGAAACGATAGCCCCTCGTGTTCAGTCCGACTCACGACAGTTTTTATGTCGCGAGTGGCGCTAGTGCAACATCGCGTAGCCATTTCATTAGCTACGCAGGACCAGAGTGACGTCAGGCTTTTCAATGTCCCCTCCTTGGTTGGAAGGTGGCATTCCCTAGCTCTGTCGTCAACCAAGACTAGCGTGCGAGCGGACCAGGATCTGTGGCCTTTCTAAGCTCCGAAAGAGCGAAGAAAAGGTTTTGGATCCTGATATGCTCGTGTTCACTCGGTGATTTACCGAAGTAAACAGTGACATGCATGGCGATAAGGGTTTCCCCTTCTCGATCCATACGAGTCACAACGCGAGTCTCGTTCGCTTGCAGTTTACGGACAAACATTATGTCCGATAACTGCTTCCACGACCAGGTAGACAAGGTTGACCATGGCCACGGTAGCCGCCAAGAATTTCTTGGAAAAGGTTACACGTGGATCATAGTCCGTCTTACGACGTCCCGGGGCCGGAAAGCCCCGAGAATCCCTGACACGACGAGAGGTGTGACGCTTATCGCGAAACACTTCATCGTGTCCATTGTCTTCTGATCCCACGATCATCCCTTACCGTATGGCAAGCGAGAACCTAGTTCTCGCCTGCCAACAGCTTGGTGACGATCGTGTTCGAAGAGGCGGTCATGAGGGCGTTAAACCCCACAAAAGCCGCCAAGGCGTCCGCGTTCGTATAGCCCGCCGGCGGAAGGTCGAACACCAGATAGGTGCTCATTGAGACCTTCACGTTTTCGACGGGCTTGAACGGATCGGTCGTCAGCTTCGAGAGGTCGAGACGCAGCACTCGGCGGTACCGCTTGGCCAGGTTATGGTCGGCGGACAGCACGATGAGACCATCAGCGCTCGCGTATTCACTCCTGTCACCCTCCACGTTCACACGTGGGAGTGGCGTAGTGGTACTCGAGATGGTGATCGACTGCGGATCGGCGAACGACATAAGCATCACTCCTAGGGGCCCGGTTAGACCCCCATTGGCGTTTATACGCTACTGTGGTCGTTCCTCAGTGACTCTTGGTAATACCAAGAGCCGCTAGGATGGTCTTCTGGATAGCCGAAAGACTATTCCAAGAAAAACCGAAACCATACGGTGTTGCCTGACGACGAAGTTTCCTTTCGGAAACCATCGTCAATGTCGGGATACTGACCGGCTGCTTAAAAGCAGCCTGACCAGTAAAGGTATAGCGATATGCATGGACACTATGTTCCATGATATAACCATACCACAACACCTGGTTGTAGAGTGCCCAGTTTGTCCAATTCGTCAAAACCGAATCGGCATTACTGAACCAGTCTACAAGCCAGCTCCAAGGAGACAGGTTCCAGATAACATCTGGCGTCAGCGAAAGCCCAAAGAGTTTACGCCCTTTGAGCACAGCACGTGCCATATCCGTCCTGAGACTTCCGTCCCGGGGCGGCACATAATATGTGAAGGCACCACTGAACCACTGACGTACCGCTTTAAGTTCTTCGCGGTAGACCTGACCCTGATTCCACTTAAGAGGATCGGTGAGAGCATTACTACTCGGTGAGTAGTAAGGCGAAACACCATTACGCCACAACTGAGGCGTAATCTCTATAGTGGGCCGGAACTCATACCGCCGTCTGACCAATTTGCCAGAGTTGTCCTCCAGTGAATCCAAAATAGGATTCACCTTTTTAACTGTTGAATACAGTTGCTGGAGGTCACTGACAAAAGGCACCCAACCAAACTCGTAGTTGAGGAACTCATCAGCAAGTGCCTTACGGCGCTGCCGATTGGACATTCCGCGCAAAGCGCCGAGTGTCCCACCGATGGTCTTTGGAAGACCCTCGGAAACAAGTTCCCCAGCCGAGGTTGCTAGGTCGACGGAGGGATTCACTGGTGAACATCTCGCAATAGCGTCAGTACCAAGCTGATTAAGCTTGGAATCGGACGAACTAATAAAGCTCGGCCAACTGACATTGCTATTGAAGAATGTCGGTGCTAGCGGTAGAACGGGACCTAGATACTCATCTACGGTCACGTTCGTATGGTTAGCACCAGTCCCTAGTTGCCCTCTAAGCGAAATAGGCCCCTGTACATCACAGGAAGCGTATTGCTTAGTAGAGCTAAAGGGTCCACCAATGTCCCCAGTGAAGCGACCCTGAATATGGTCGCGCCACTCAGGATGAGAGAAAGTATCAGTAATCTGATACCCTCGTAGAGGAAGAAGCGCACTGGTCCAATCCGTCCTATAATAGGTCGGAGGATCAGTGGGCCTGAGGTCGTTGAAAGTCACAGACTTCAACTCGCCCAGGTAGGGACGATTATAGGGTATAACCCTTGTTTTGGTTCCCACATACCTCCTCTCTGAGGCCGGCAAAGCCTCTGGTCTCATGGGTGTACTCACCCATATGGTAACCAGGGAAGGTTACCAACTTGCACTGTAGCGCCCAGGGCCCCGCAAG